ATGGTTTGATGCAACCTGTTCAATCCACTGATCCCTGCTTCATCATTGTCGTACCCTACAATAATACGACCTTGGAAGCCTGCAAGCATTCTGGATTGAGTAGGACTGATTGAGCATCCTAGTGTTGCAGTTGCGTTTACGCCCTGTAGTTGTAGAGAAATTGCGTCAGTTGGACCCTCACAAATCACTACATACTTCTCCGATAGATCGAATGGGAAAAGGTAGCTCTTGCTCTTGAGGCCAAACTCTGATCCGGGATTTAGGTACTTAGGCTTTTGCCCGATGAGAGAACGAGCTTGGAAATAAACCAAATCATCGTTTCTCCAGAATGGGATGATCACGCGCCCGTGAAACCGTCCAGCAGTTGCAACAAAGAAAGGATACTTATCGTTAAGAATCTTTCTATCACTTAGGTACAAGTAAGCAGCAATCTCTAGTTCCGACTCTGGTTGCTTATCCTCTTTAATAGGTACAAAGTTCTTGATCTCTTCCTGTATAGAACTTGAGGGGGCTTCAATAGTTGATACTTGAACTGGCTGCTTGTACAGGCTACGGATCTGAATTTGATGAATAGCCTGCTTGTATGTGATTCCCTCTAGATAACTATAGAGGAAGTAGAAGTTACCCTTCTCGCCCTTACGGAAATCCTGCCATAACCCCGTTTCCAGATTGATAGAAAAGTGCTGCTTTCTATCTGTTGGGTCTACAGGGGAATTCATCATCAATTCCCTACCATTACTAGATAATTTAAATTTCCCCGAAAATTTGGTTGTCAGGTAGTCTTTAATGAAGTAGGAGATATCAATGTTCATAGGTGAGATTTCACACTCAAAGAGGGATACTTACAAGCAGTGCGGTTGGAAGTTTTATTTGAAGTACTATGAACGAATCCCTGAAAGCGGTGTCAATGCTGATGCCATGCAGTTCGGGTCTTACATCCATAAGATCTTCGAGTTGGGTGTTGCAGCTAAGACTCATGATGATTTGGCTAAGATAGCTGAGGAACAACGCCCCAACTATACCTTTGATAATAGCTACGAGAAGAAGATTTTCATATGCTTGAAAAACTTCCTTAGATTTAATGCGACTTTGGAAGAAACTTTGGGAACTGAACTAGATTTTAAAGTTGCCTTAATGGAGGGGACTATGCAGAGGGTGGTTATAGACCGTATTATTAAATCTAAACAGGGTAATTACTTAATTATTGACTACAAGACAGGTGCTGAAGAAAAAACTAAACTTGACCTATTTAATAATGACCAATTAAAAGCATATACATATGCAGTATCTAAACACTTTAACATTCCTGTTACAAAGATAACTGCTGCTCATTATTACCCTCTAACAAACAATTTTGTTTATGTGAACTTCTTGCCCGGGCAGGTTCACAAGTATTTGACAGAAGTTCAGAAGGATGTGTGGGATATCCGAAAAAAGAAAAAATCCCAGTTTGCACCCAGTAAAAACCAATTCTGCAACTGGTGTGGATACAAGGATAAATGCCCAGAATTCTATAGTCCAGATGATGTACGATGCCGGATAGAAGAGGCTAAAAAACTTAAGACTTAATTAAAGGGTCATAAATCTCTATATCTATAGCATCAAAAAAATTATCTACCTGATCAGGAGAATATTTGCATCTCTTGGTCAGGTAGGTATATAATGTAGTCTTTTTTATTGGCTTTTGGTTATCCATGCTCTCTAATATTTTAAGTTGAAATAACTTTATAAAAGAAGAGCTAAACCTGTGCCGCCATTTCTCTTCAAATTTATTTGATAAGGTAAAGTTAATTAAATCTAAAAAATCTACTATATTTTCATCTATATTTTCATTCATGTGTACATTATATGACTAATAACCCTAAATTTAAATATGAATCTGATGATTTTTTAGAAAAAATTGATCATTCCGATGCTAGTTACTTAGCCTTAATTCCAAAGAGCACTGGTTTTATTTCCCCGGGTGATGTTCTTCGATTCATATATGGAGGGGAATTGGTTAATGTTTTGGTAGTTCAAGTGGATCGGGGTGCAGGGATATTTTTAAGTAACCAAAATAACCTTTTATTGGCTTGCTTTAAGTTAGACGATAATTCCGAGTCAGTATTGAAAATAATCATTAGAAGTATATATAAGGACAGGGGGTTGGCTAGATATAGAACTATACAAAAAAGTTTAGGATCTATTTTAGGTAAAAATAGTTTTAGAACTTATAAAATCCAAAACATCGACAATTTGCAAAAGGTTCTAATACAAATCCCCAGATTATCCTTAGACGAGGAACAGGTAAATCGTGGCAAGAACAACAGAGGAAATATTAGAGGATATTCTAAGGGTTCAAGAAGAGACTCACAGTAAAATTGAGGACTCTGTAGAATATACCAGAGAGACTAGTAGATTATCTACTCGTTTCTTGGATGAAGTTTCTAATATTCTTGGTATGCAAGCAAATGTACAGCAACCATTTGCGTTCATGTCTGTATTGTTAGATAACATTCAAAAACAAAAAGAGATTTTTAATCAATTCCAAAAAACTTCTCTTTCCTTTGGATCTTCAGTAGCTTTATTAAAGTCTAACACACAAATAGAAAAAAATATACGGCAGTTTGGACCTCAAGTAGCTTTAACTGCTGCCACGGATGCCTTAGCGACAGGCACGCTAGACTTATCCAAGCAAACATTTGATCTTTCTGTAGAGATGAAGGCTGCTGGTGAGAACAGTAGGCAATTACTTTCCCTACAAAAATCATTAATCAATCAAGGTGGGTTAAGCGTTTCTCAAATGGATGATCTTGCAATTCAATTAAAATCATCTAGAGATTCTTATGGGATATCAACTGAGTATTTAGTAGAATCAATTAATTTGCTTGCTGATAAATTTGGTGAATATAACTTAATGGGCAATACCGCAGAGGTAACGCAAACATTAGTAGATTTAACAAATATGTATGGTGCTGAAAATGCACAACTGTTGTCTGATGTAATAAAAACAGTTACAACAGGTAATAGGCTGTCATCTTTCAGCATGTTAGGAGTAGCACAACAGGCTAGAGGTGTTCAAGAAACACCTTCAGCAGGTGGGATGATGTCTCTTATCCAACAGATGGCTGATGGCGCACAGTCGTTCTATCAACAGCAAGAAACAGCTTTAGGTCCCGCCATGGCTGCGGAGCGGACAAAACAAATGTTTGGTCCTGAAATACTTCGTGTTGTTCAATTAGCAAATGCCCCAAAAATGGAAGGCCCTCGTTTAACTGAACAGGATGTTACTCAAGCGTTAAAAAGCCAAGAAGATATACAAAGAGATATAGCTACTAATTCGCAAGTATTAAATGGTCAGATAGCAGTTATGTTGGCTAAGATGGACCATCAGTTCTACTTATTAGGAACTCAAATATTTATCTTAGGCAACTCGCTTGTGACATTACAAAGAATGGTTACCGCAATTAGATCTTTTGAAGCACAAGCATTAGGAAAAGACCCACCAGACAGAACATTCTTCGATAAACTTTTCGCTGGTAATGCAGCCGCTACAGCAAAAGTAGCCTCTCCTTTGGCAAAGGTATCTGGAGGTATTTTTGCACTTGCTGGAGTAGGAATGAGTATTAAGGAGTTGTCTAATAGTTTTGATGCTTCTCAAGATACTCAAATAGATTACATGGATACTACGGTTGGTCTATTGACTACATTAGTTGGATTAGCTGGAATTTTCCCGTCAATTGGAACCTTTATGGCACAGTTATTCCCTTTAATGGGTGGAATGATGACTTTCTTGTTAGCCAATCCTATTGGGCTAGCTGTAGCTGCACTAGCTGCTACTGTGGCTGCTATTTATTATCTTGCGGATGATACAGACAAGGACAAACCTCAAAAGGTTGTAGTTCAACAACCTAAAGAAGGCGGTGTAATAACAACAAACTCGTTCTTGTCTGCAAACACGGAATTAACAAGAGCAATTTTATCAAACGCATTAACTTCAAAAAGATCTGACGATTTGATGCTTACAGAACTTAAGAAAGCAAATGATTACACGAAACAACTAATAGATGTAAATCAAAAAATGCTCAGATCTCGCGGTATAACAGTCACAACTCCCGGAGTACCTTTCTCAACCCCATGAGGTAAATTATGGCAGATAATAGACAAACATATAAATCTTTTGGAATTGCAGTTGGGTTTCCCGGCCCTGATATAAAACAATTAATTGGGGATCCCGCATCCGATCCAATAAATATAATAAAAAACTCTTATTTAGAGTTAAGATTTTATAATGATAGTCAAGGTGGATATTTAAAAAGATTTCTTCCTTTTTTAGGTGAAGTAACAATAACGGAAACTAGAAAAGCAAACTATATTAATTATAATCCTATATCTAGAAACACACAAATTCCATTTTACACTGGATCAGAATCTAGAGTATTTAAAGTAGTTTATGAGTTAGCTCCCGATTTTTTAAGAAGTTCTTCTGTAAGTAGCTTACCTGCTAGATTACTTTCTACAGGTGCATTAACTGGAAATTCAAAAACTCCTGCAAACGATAAAGATTTATTTTTTTCTACAGCAAGAAGCGGCCCTGCTACAACAGGGAACAGCCAATATAATTATCTATTTAGAAATGTTGGTGTTCCACCGGAAAATCAAGATCAAGTTATAGTTAAATTCATAGACTATCAAATTAATTTGCTTAGATCTACTGTTATAAACAACTCAGTAAAACCAACTTATGGCCCTCCCTTGGTTCGATTAAACCATGGCATTTTGTATCAAAATATTCCTTGCGTATGTTTAGATTATTCACTTGATCAACAATACGCTGATTCTAATAAACGCTTGTATGGCCCAGTTTCTAAATTGTCGAGATATAAAATACAATTAAGTTTTACTTTGCAAGAAGTAAGAAATGGAAATTTCTTACTATCTCCTTTTGATATTAGTGATTCAATTGCACAAGATAATATAGTAGGTTGGGAACAAATAATTGAAGGGCAAGGTTCTTTGGATCCTATAACTCCAATATACAAATAATAATTATGGCATTTTCTAGATACAATCAAGGAGAAGTTAAGTACTTTCATAAAGGGAAAGTTACTAATACCATTGTAGGCAGTTCAAGACAACAAGCAAGAATTAACAGCATGGCTACCTTGTTTGATTACGATGTTGGGGTAATTCCTGTAGGTTATGAACATCGCCCTGATTTAATATCAAATCTTTTTTTTGGAACTCCCGTATATTGGTTTTTAATTTTAGAATATAATAACATAGTAGATCCTTTTGAAGGTCTAAATGTTGGTGATATAATAAAAATTCCTAAAGTACAATGACTAATTTTAATCCTATAAAAGTTCCAAATATTGTTGTTTCTCTTTTAAATCGAACAAAAGATGAGGCTATTCAGTTTGTAAATTCGGATCAAAAAACCAATTTCCAAGACTACATGTTTAGGGTTAGTAATGACAATATAGTTAGCTTTTCTCATTCTTATAATTTCGATAAAGGACAAGGAGAAAATATAGGAAACTTAATAACCTTAGAAGTTATTGATCCTGAAAATGTTTTTGAAAAATTTCTTTTTGCAAATTCAGACACATTATTAAAAAGTACAAAAGATGTAGCTAAAGCTAGAGAAAAAGCAGGAGCAGAATATGAAAGGTTAATTAAAATTAGAAATGCTTTGAATGTATTCGGTCAGTCTCCATATACAATAAATACAGAAATAAATCAAGGAAATCTTGATTTATTTAATCCTAAAACATCTGATTATCAAAAAGTACAAATACAAGACAAATTAGATGACGAACTTGTTACTAAGTTGACCACTGCTCTTGATACTGCTGGTGCTAAATTCCCAAAAGACTTAGCTAAACAAATAATAAATAAAGCTAAAGAAAAACGAGTTTTAACAGTTAGTTCAACCGAATATTATGATGTTGCCCAAGGAAACAGTGAAGTAGATTTACTTGTTCAAACTAGTGCTGTTTTTCAAAATAATTCCCTCTCATCTATTTATGCTGATTTTAATTTAGATAATTTAGAAAAAAAACAACAAGTTCTACCTACTCCTTATTTTTATTTTTATTATGGCTTAAACGACAATCCATATGAATGGGCTGGGCCTATTAGTGCTCAATTCACTGATGCAAAATACAATTACTCTTGGGAAACTGGAAAAAAATCCATTACGATGAACTTTACCACCACATTTGATTTCCCAATTTTTTCTAGATTAGCTTTAGATGTGAGAGGTTATGATACTATTGTTACTCCTGAATATTATTGTACTTTTGTAGTAACACCAACAGTTAAAAATAGTACAACTGCAACTTTAAATAAGACGAGCACAGGAACGACGGATGTAAATATACACACGGTTGTTTGTAATAATGTTATAAAGAATTTTTTAAAAAAATGCACTTCTGATGAGATTAACATTTTAGTTATATTACCTGATTTAAAACAAATTTTAGATAGTCAAGTTAGCGAATATTTAAAATTTATGAATAAGGGTATTACTGGTGGGTCGCCTTTTGAAAGAGATGCTGCTTTAGTAGATGTATATACAAAAATTTTTGAAGATATGGGATTCTCTACAACATATGCTAGAAAAGATAATGCATCCGGATATAAGATAGGTGATCAACTTCCGCAAGTGGGGACAGTTCAAAGAAATTTTGCTGGATTTGCTCAAGAAAATAATATAACTACTTATCTAGGACAGGGAGCACAATATGATGAATATTATGTTGGGATAGGATTAAGTAAAGAATTAAATCAATCATATAAAGAGACATTAGATAAAATTCGTGTTGGCATTCAAAATAAAATATCATTAGTTGACTTAACATTAGAAATGATTGATGATACTCAGTTTACTAATGATTTTATTGCTTACTTAAATAGTATAAGTTCACCACTCGTAAGTGACTTTAAAGCAAATGCACCTATTTTAGTTTTTGGAGATAGATATATCATTGAAAAATATTTGTATGGAAAAAAGTTTTACATAACAAATGGTTTATTAGATGAAAAACAAAAGAAAACAGTTTCTGGAAAAGAAGAAGATTTAAGCCTTAAATCTTTGCAAGCTAAATATTCGTTTGATAAAAAAAATAGTGATGAATATTTATACTTTTTAGATAAAGAAGCATTTAGCGATAATTACATTAATACTCTTGCTAAAAAATATTTTTTAAAAGTGGATGATTCTCTGCAAGTAAATTCTAGTATTTATTCATTTCCTAAAGAAGATTTTTCCTTAGATGTTAGTGATAAAGCATTAGCTAGTTTGAGACAGTGCAGAATTCCAATATTTAAATCAGGTTTAAGCGAATCAAATTTATTAAATGTAGATTTAAATTTTAATGATTTTTATTTTGCGGCATTACGAGCAGTTTGGGGCAAAGTCGATCAATTAAATTTGATTACTGGAGATAGTTCTAATACTCCACCTGTTAATATAAATGATTTAAAAGTATTTAATTCTACTGATTATGATAAGATAAAAAACGAATTATTAAATAATTCAATTACTAAATCGGGCCTAGCAGAAGTGGGGTTATCTAATTTGTTTGAAATTTTAGATGGACAAAACTCTAAGTATCAACAATTTAAAGGATTAAATGATGGTGATAAGATAGATGCTATACAAAAACTAATACAGTTATTATCCCAAGATCTAAAAAAAGGGGGTACTAAATTAAGAGTGGTGTTGGGTAGTCACACAAACACTAACACATATATCCAATACCTTTCTTTATTTAGTAAATTAGTTAATAATGCATATTTAGGTTACATAAAAACACTGCCTAGTTTTCATATACATGGAACTATAAATTCAACCCCACCTATTCTATTATTACTTGAAGAAATAAATACAATTCCTTATGTTTCAAAAAGTTTTATAACAAGAGCTTTAAATGGATTGTATAAAATAAACGGATTCAAACACACTATTTCTTCTGACGAGATATTTTCTGAATTTTTCATAAACAAATCAATTCAATTAGATTTGCCGTTAACATTTGAGGATAAAACATGAAATTAAAAAGAGCGGTAGTGTTAAAGCATCTTCCAAATAATTCTGATTTTGGAAAAAGATCTGTTGGTTATTACAGAGTTAAAGATGCTCTTGGAATAGAATGTTTAGTAGAACACACATCTCCTTATTATGATCGAACATCTGGATTTGTTGCGTTGCCTCCTGAGAACGCTCAAATTTTAATTTGCCAAACAGATGATCCTGTTCAAAAAAATGTTTGGTTTTATCTTTCTACGATAGTCACACCTCAACCGGGGGAAAGATTTGGTGATGGTCCAAGAGTAGAGTACCCAATAGGAAAGACAATAGGGAGATTAGGCGTTCCTCAGGCAATAGGTTTAATAGGTCCCGGAGATCACAGTCTTGAATTAAAACATGATATAAACCAAGACAAGATGGACTCTGGTGTTTATTTAAAAACTTCTGCGGGGAAATTAATAAGGCTGGAAGACGGTCCTGATAAAAATAATATAGTAATAAAAACTCCAGAAAGTCCTTTAGGTAGTGTAGCTTCAATTGAAATTCAAGAACGGTCGCCTCAAGGGTCAACTAAATCAGCTTATTCAGTTTCTATATATGCCACAGGCTCAATAAATTTAATAACCAAGGAATCAAATATAAATATGGAGGTTATTGATGGTGGGAGGGTTGATATAATTAACAGATCTTCTGGGCTTATGAGAACCAGCCCAACAGATCCTACTTGTGGATCAATAAATATTAAATCTACGAATGGTGATATAAATATAGTAGCTGGACCAGAAATTGATCCTCTTACGGGAGCACCGTTAGTGGTAAGTCCAGCGGCAGCAATATCTTCTGTAAATATTAGTGCCGTAGGTTCTCCTACAACTAGCCTAAATATACATACAGACGGGATTTTAAATTTAAGCGGTAAATCAGGAGTTCACATCAGTGGGGGCGATTTAAGATTTGGAATAACATCCATAGCCCCTGTATTGGTGGATGGAGTTAGTATAGATTTAAACACAGCAGGCTGATTAAATGGATTTAGCAGTAGCATCAAATATTCTAGGGGCAACTGAAGGTGATGCCCTCGGTGAGCTAGGATCGGCTTTTGGCGTTCCTCAGTGCATGTTGGAAATTGCTGGAAGTTTGGGTGCTCAACTTTTACCATCATCTTTTTTAGGTGCTCTTGTTTTGGCTATAGAAGAAGGAAAACAAGCAGCCCTTAATATGATCAGCGAAATAAAAGCAGCAATATTTAGAAAACTGGGAATTAGGGAGGATGCTGATTTTACTTTAAAATCTATTTTTGGAGCAGGTACTTTACCAAATTTATTAGGGGATGTGACATCTCTTATTGGTTTTGCTGCTGGTCTTGGTGCAGTTCTAACAGAAAATTATGCTGCAATAGAAGGTGAAATAGCTGCTATAAAAGACTGCCTTAACCAATTATCCGCATTTCAAAAATTAAAAAATAGTTCTTTGTCTATACAGGCTAACGCCGACCCAGATTATGCAAATAGATTGTACGCTACAGAAATACAACAGTTGGATGATGCTAAAGATTTTATAGTTAAAGCTGATACAGCTATAGCAAATTTAAACGGCATATTATATCAGAGAAGTCTTAACCCTGATCTAGAGCCAGTATATATTGATCCATCATTATCTGCTTACAATAAGACTCAACCAACCACGCCTACTGAACCTATTTTCCGTCTCGTGTTTGGACCACCTAAATCTAAAAAAGGGCAGTTTTTACTTTCTGTTGACGGATTATATTATGATTCTCAAAAGGGTGGAATTCCGAATGTATCTGGATTAGTGATACCAGAACAAAAATATAAATTTGAATATGATTCTAATAGGGGAGGTAAAGGCACTGCTGTATCTTTACGAGAACTAAATAGATATTTTGGAACTGTTTTTGATTTAGAAAATATTAACGAAAGTCCTGCATTACTTGAACATTATAAAGCCGATCACTTCTTACAAGTATTAGAGGGGCAAAGAGACAAACATCTTTACGATACTTCTGCCCATATTCAACAAGTAATAAATGCGGGTAACTTGGAAGATTCAGCTATAGTCATTAACATGCGCGAGAGTTTAAATTCTATCGCAGCTCAACATCAAAGTAAGATTAACAGAAGAAAGAAACAAATTGAAGTTGCAATAAGAACCCCATTCTTGTTAGGTAAAAATCCCTTATTCAATCTTGGAAAAGTTCCAGTAAATGATTTTACTTATCTTAAAGATTTAAATTTACCTGTTGCTTTGGAAAAACAAAAGAAATTAATATTCCAACAAGGTGAAGTATCTGGCGTTGTTTTACCTATTGTACCTAAGTTTGTAAAAGCTAAAGAAGCAGTTAATGTTCCAATGATTGATCATTTGATTGTTCCTGAAGTTGGTAAAGGTGCAATCGTTTACGATAATGATTTGTCTGGAACACAAGGAACTGTAATGTCTTTGACAGATTCTATAGTTTCCGATTCTTTATTAGCGATATACAACTTCTTGCAAGGGGAAACAGTTATTGCAGGATCTGATGAGTACAAAATACTTAATTGTGCGTCCAGCGGAAATAATGTAAATAATGCACAATTAGTTGGTTTAACACCTAGCGGTGTATATTCTAAAGGGTTGGGTATTCCTTATTTAACAGGAATAACAAAGTTGACTAACATCGGAAATATATCCACATTTGGTAATTTTATTAGATTACCAAATACACAAGATTTCCAAAACCTTGCATACAAGAAAACTGGCTTTACTTTTGAATCTTGGGTTCACTTGCCCTATGCAGGATCTGCTGCGGGATTTATTAATTCTAATGTTGGGTATGGATCTTCTTCTTTCCATAGAATATTATTAGCTTGTGAAAACACTGGAGGGGAGGATGATGGTCAGGATCCCGAAAGAGCACCTTTTGATAATTCAATCAATGTTGTGCGTGGTCTACTTGTAGGATTTACCAGAGACAGACAAATAACAAGTGGTTTACAGCCTTCTTATAATTCAGCAGATAATCCAGCAGCAGATTCAGTTTTCTACATTGCACCAACAAGATCTGTTAACACTTCAAATGTTGGGTTTGTAAATTCTACACCAACATCTGAATGCATTGAGGGGTATGATGTATTAAAATTAACATTACCATTGTCATCAACCATTCCGGGAACATCGAAAAAAGTTTTTGATGTTTCTTCTGAATTTATGCATTTTGCAATATCTATAGATCCTGCTATGGATACAATAAGCATGTTTGTTGATGGCGAGCAAATGCGTTCAGCAAGTCTTAGTGATACATTTAATTTGCCTGTGGGTGCTTCTTTAAATGTCCCTTCTTTTACAAAACAAAATAGCTTTAGTTACTCGTTACAATCAACAGGATCTCCAAACTTTAATTTAGGGCCATCAGTAGCTGCAAATAACTTTACTTCTTGGATTTTGGGGGGCGGGTTTACTGATGGAAATCAAGCTAATGTTGTTAATGGAAGAAACGGATTCATGGGTGCTAAACATGGGCTAAATTCTGGGTTGAACGGTTATGTAGGAAGTGTGAAATTCTACAGTAAACCTCTATCTAATGTAGAGGTTCGCGCAAATTACGATTCTCAAAAAGCATTCTTCAAAAATATAGATTTAATATAAAATGGCGACAATATACGGAAAATCATTACCGCTGGAACAAAAGCGACAAGTAAGATCAGAAAAGCCTAAAACATATGGCTTGAATTTCCCTATTGGAATAAAATTAAGAGAATCTAATTTTACCCGTGGTTATTTCTGTAAGGAATCTGGATTAAATTTAATTAAAGGAAATTTAAAACAATTGTTTGGTACTTTTCCGGGCGAGCGTGTGATGCTTCCTAAGTATGGTTTAGATCTTCGTCAGTTTTTATTTGAACCCCTAGATTCTGATTTATTTGATCAAATAAGAGAAAAAATTAGAGAAGCAATATCTATTAATTTTCCAACAATAGAAATAATTAAGTTATCTGTAGTTTCTCTTGATGAAGTTAATTACACTGGTATTCCCGGATTAAAAATAACTTTAACATTTAGATTACGAGACGATGTAACTCAAGTTGGAGATGTAAGTATAAAGGTTGGTGTTTAATGGTTTTTAATGGAAGAGTAAACTCTGATTTTTTAAAACTATCTGAGTATCCAGATAGCAATAAGCCTACATTAATTAATTTTGCTGCAACAGATTTTGAAACTTTGCGAGATTCTTTAATTAAGTATATTCAAGCTGTTTATCCTTTAGAATATCAAAATTTTACGGAGTCTGACCTTGGAGTTATGTTAATTGAACTTGTAGCTTATATGGGTTCAGTAATGTCATTAAAAGCGGATATGTTAGCTCATGAAAATTATATTTCAACGGCTAAAAATAGAAACAATGTAAAAAAGTTGCTTGAGTTGTTAGGTGTCCGGATGAAAGGCCCTGTTTCTGCTGCTGCTAATGCGTCATTAACGCTTCCTGTGGCATCCGTATACGACCCAGTAGTTATTTCTCCACAATCAAGAGTATTTACAATAAATTCACCTGAAGATGGGGCACAGGTATCTTATACGCTTTATAAAACTTCAAACGGTCAAATAGAAGATATAAATTCTACAGCTACATTAGAATTATTCGGATCAGAATCTGATTCTCAAACAAGCACAGTATGGTCCAATTTAGTTTTGCTAGAAGGTACTTTGGTTTCACAGACTGGAGTATTTAATGATACTAATACAAATAAATTTGTGGTTTTAACAGAAAGCCCGATAACAGAAAAAAGCGTAAATGTTTTTATAGATACTAACGATGTAGCTGCATCAGGAGCATGGAGACAGGTTGATAATCTTTTCACTGTTTCTGGGGCGGGAGAAAATGTTTTTGAAGTTTCTTATGCTGATGATTTTTCCGCCACTGTATTGTTCGGTGATGGCGTGAATGGAATGGCAGTCCCAACGGGTGCTACTTATTTAATCACATATAGAGTTGGTGGAGGAACAAGAGGAAATATTAACAATGAAGTTATTAATGTTTCTATTACCGATGAAAATAATCAGACTGCTGTAGTTGAAAATACTTCTGTTGCATCAGGAGGACGAGATGCAGAAACTGTTGATGAAGCCAAAAAATATGGCCCTTTAATATTCAAAACTCAAGATCGTTTAGTGACTGCTCAAGATTATGCCACATTTGCTAATACTTTTGGTTCTACAATTGGAGCTACAGGAAAAGCCAAGGCAGTAGTAAGAGAGGCATATAGTTCTGCAAATATAATTGATATTTATATTCTTCAAGTTGCATCTAATCTTCAGTTACAACAAGCCACAGTACAATTTAAGGCAGACCTTCTCGCAGCAATAGAACCAAAGAAAATGCTAACCGATGAAGTTGTAATCGTAGATGGTGTGATTAGAACTTTAGATTTGGTTGTAACTGTGAGAGTTGACAGATATCAGCTCCCTAACGAAGAAACCATTAAATCTAAAGTTAGAAATCTTCTTGTTAGTTATTTCAATGTTGGTAATACAGACTTTGGTAAGCCATTGATTTTAGCAGATTTGGTTCGTCAAATCATCACTGCACCAGAAGTTAGATTTGCGACTATAGATAATCTTGATTCTGATGTTCATATTGATTTTAATGAAATTATACAATTAAACAACTTTACAATTAATGTAGTAGGTATCTGATGAGTATTAAACTTAGTCAAGGAGGATCAGACAAAAATTTCTTCAAAAGAAGTTATGTTGATGTATTAAACATCCTAGTTCCTAAGATTTATGGACAAGAGGATTTAAACTTATCTGGATTGCAATACTCTCCTTTAGATAACATAATAGAAAGTCATATAAACTTAGCCAAAAATATAAATTCAGTATTTAATATTTCTGCTGTTGGAAAAGGCGAAGAATTTTCTACATTTTCAGGAACATCCCAATTTTTCATAAAGCAAAATAATATAACAAATATTAGCACTAAAGAATTTGAAAAAAATATCTTAGCTCCATTACAGTTAAGTCTGAGAAATTTTTCTACTGAGAGTGCTTTTAGAAATTTTATAGAATCAGATCTTTTACCTAATATTAGACTTAACTCCCCTACTTACTTATTTGGGTTAGGTTCTGCATCGGCTGCACATGATTATTTGATAAACAATTTGTCTTGGTTGTATATCTTAAATACATCAGCAAATGGTAATTTAGCATTTCAACCATCTACACTAGTAGCTGACAGATTTGTAAATAATGTATATTATGGGGGAACAATCACTCTAAATGAAGCCTTAAAGGATGTGACTACTTACATTTGGAAAAATTATAATGTTTGTTCTTTGTTTGGTTCAAAAGGATTAATTCCAACAACTTTCCTTAGTGGGACAGGGAAATATGTAAGTGGTACGCAACAACTAGATAAGTTACATACATTAATAGATGTTGTATACTCTCCTTTAGTTAGTGATTCAAAAGATAGTAGAGTTAGAGATGCTTTTGACCTTTATTCATCTATACAATCTTTTGAAAAATCAACTGTTGCGGCTGGACCATTTACAAAATTTCTTACAGGCATAAGTTATTCAATATATGACATTGATGATCAAGTAAATAAAATAAATTTACTATATGATATTGATAGATGTCCAGAGGAATTTTTACCTAGAATAGCAGATCTTATTTCTTGGGATTTAATTGGAACTGATCCAGAAAAATGGAGAATTCAATTAAAGAATGCCGTTTCTATTTATAAAGCAAAAGGAACAAAAAAAGGTTTAGAATTAGTCCTTGAATCTACTTTTGGTCAAACATCCTTCAGTTTAAGCTCACAAATTGATGAACTTTATGAATCTTATATTCCTAATTTGTTATATTATTGTTTAGCTACTGAATCTAGTTCTTTTCAGGGATTTAATACTTGGACCCCAGAAAAAGCTCAAGCATTAGGTATTTCTAATTATTCATATACTGATATGGATACTAACATTAGATATGCTGTTGATAATATCATATACGAAGCATATTTGTTGTATCCACAAAACTTCTTCGTAGGTAATAAAAGTTTTGATCCTAATGGAAGGTACTTCTATAGAGATGTTATAAATGTAACTCCTCCATGGGAGCTAGAAAAGTATTATCGGTATTGTAGAATTGATAATCGACTCATTAATTATTTTGTTGATCGTTTATCCTGTTTTGGTGTTCCTGTTGATGTCATTCAAGGTTTTCAAAATTTAATATTAGAGAATACATTAGAAGCGAGTTCTGTACTATCAACAAATAACAACTGGTTAATATTCACCCCATCAAAAGTTTCACCTCCAAACAGAGATGATATTCTTTTAAACTTTAAAAAAGACAAAGTAAAATATTTAACTCTTTGGAGTGGTAAATCTTCATCCTTTAGTATATCTCTTGAATCTAGCTCGTTTACTTTTAATAAATATTCTACTCAAATATTTACTTCTGAAGGATTAAAAAATATATTTAAAGCAGTTTATGAATTTACTCCTGCTCACTCAATTCCATTAATTACAGTCAGTGTATCTGAGACTGATTACGCAGATTATCAAGATTATTCTTGTGCTCAAGTTCAATATAATGTTTCGGCAGATTTGTTTACCCCTTCGACATTAAATTCTGGATTCAATAGAATTGGTGCGAACATGAGTTCTTTAGGTAGAGTTTTTGGAAGAACTGAAGTTGATTCTTGGAATGACTTTTCAGGCACTCAAGCTCTTAGCGGTTTAGATAGAACTTCTGTTCGTAGAAGAAATTATAAGAATTTGCTACCTAAATCGGGATGGTATGATCGCACGGGATTTAACATGCCGGGATATCTAGCACCGTCTACATTTACTAATTACAATAAATATTTACCTTTAGGGTACATTCCGTCATCGGGTAAGTTTACATCAATCGCTAGTTATGAATCTTGGTTGTTTGATACTTTAAGTTCTATAACAATTCCATCGGTATATGACAGGTGTGAAAATTTTACATCTAAAAATACTTATAATGGAATAGCAACATCTAGCACATTCCCTGTTAGAGGTGAATCATTAGACGAATCAACCTGTATTAGATATGCAACTCGGGGTGATTGTGACCCCATTATTCCATTAATACATTCTAAATTTTTACTGCGTGCAGAAGAATCTATAGCATCTTCTCTGTCCAATGGATCAGTGAATAATTTTTACGGATTGGATCCTAGCACATTTAATGTTATAACTTCTGTGGCTAATTCTAGCTTAGATACTAAACCAAATTATCAAAGAGATTTTTTTGATTTTGAATTTGGGAGAGGCGTGCATAAATTATATTTAACTTATAGTAAAGATTTTGGATTTCACGATTTGAGTAGAGACTCAACACGAGATAATGGTGGGTTTAATATTTATTCCCATACTTTTGGCCCCGGTTTATTTAATGGTAATTTAACTGTAAATGGATCTGCTGTTAATACATTTCCTAATTTATTCACTCGCTCTTACGATACTAATTTTATATTAAATACCCAAACTATATTTAAATCTGGTGCAACAGCATCTGGAACTAGTTTAGTTACATCCAACACTATAGAAACTTTTGAATATAGAAATCGTCATTTACTAAGTGGAATAGAATTAATATCACCGTCAGCAACTTCAATCCTAAATGAATTCCAAATTTATCAAATTGATCCACAATATCAAACAGAAGATACTGAAGATTTTGCAATAGACAATACTTTACTAAAAATAAAAACAGTATCAAATCCAAAAGGATTACATAGAGCAAAATTTAATCTTTCCGCATATGGACCTACACCAAATAAATTAGTTCCTAACCATCAATTTACTCTAACTATTCCACACTTTATTGGAAGAAAATCTGGAACTAGATATGGTGGTGGAACTTTAGGTGTTTGGATTCATACTGAGCCAGAAAATAGTTATATATGGTCTTGGACTCCAGAAAATAAGTGGCAGATTAATCATACATCTTCAATAACGCCTACTTATGTTCAAGATAATCTTTTACATAAAAATACAATTAATTTAACTGATGTGGATTTGGAAACTATCGGAGCAGTTTGTGCTCAAGAAATTCAAGCACTTGTTTCTCTACGGAATATTAATAAAGATTTATTTTCTAATTTTAACATAAATTTTAATACTTTAAATCGTTCAATTTGTATACCTAACTATTATAATCAAGGGCAACCAGTACACAGATTGAATCAACAATATTCAATTGAGCTTATGATGATTCCTGATCCAACTCAAGAGACTTATATTTTAATTGATAAGGTAAATTTACTAGATGATACTTTAAATGCTCTTTCTACGGGATACACAGAAGAGGAAATACAAAAAATATTCTTATTTTTTAGATCTTTGGCATTTGGGGTAGCATCTAGAAATTCTGTAGTTACAAGCGGATTGCTTTGTTCTAATGGTGGAAGCAGGTCCGAATATAGATATCACCCCAAGTTTGGAACTTACACAGAAAATTCATCAAACGCTTATACAACAATAGATATAAAAAGATGATTAAGGGAAAAGTAGAAATAATAAAAGATTACGGCACTCCAAAAGAGCAAATCGTATACGCTGACAACAACATGATTGTTGACGGTGCTGGAGAAATTATATCCAATATGATGACTTTGCCTCCTGATGGTGGTAATATTAGTTCTGCTTCTTCAATCTACGATGTTTCTAACTTTACTATCAAAGCAGTATCTTTTGGTAAAGCCCCGTTACATTATTATTACAACGCGCATCAAAATTCAGGGCCAGCTAAATATGCAAGAGAAGCATCAGGCCAAATTTGGGTTTCCTCTAACGCTGTATCAGGAGCATCTTCTTATACTCCAGCGTATTATTTACCTGATGCACCAATTCCAACAGATCGGTATTTAGTTAATTTTGAAGGTATAACATTACCCGAAGAAGTTGTAGAGACAATTGTACAGACGATAATAGATTATATTAATACTAGTGGGTTGGCTTTAGGTTGGGGCGAATATTCTACTTATCCTCAATATAAAATACCTAGTAATTTAAGTAGTATATCATCTATAGCAGCAGGATATAATCATTTTGTAGCTTTAACTTCTGGAGGACAAGTTTCTTGTTGGGGAGGGTCTAATAATTACGGAGAATTAAGTAAACCTACTTTGCCTGTATGCAGTGCAGTAGGAGCATCCAAACAAGTATCGTTTGCAATATCTCAAACGGGAGATCTTTATTCTTGGGGATTAAGTAGTTTATTAAATTATCCCCTTAGTTATACAACATCAGTTTCTGCGGTTACTGGAGGGGACCTTTTTTTCGTTGTTCAAAAAAATGATGGAACAGTATCAGCTTGGTCAAATTTTACCACCTTCGATCCACCACAAGGGATTCAAGGTCGTGTAACAAAAATAAAATCAAATTGGCCGTCTAATCATGCTGTAGCAATTTTAGATGATCAAACTGTATCTGGCTGGCTCCTTAGATCCAGTATGACAATTGATCAAGGACAAGTTAATTTTGAACCAATTACAGAGGCAACAGAAAAAACTGCAACAAAATTATCTAATCGAGTATCTAACCTTAATTTTGCTATTTATCACAATTATGCTATAAGTTCTGGAGTTCCTTTTGGGTGGAAATCAAGTACGACTAATTCTTTGTATGATTATTTAAACACACCAAACATAAGTAATGCAAAAAAAATAGCTGTTCGTGGTGGACTATGTACAATTTGTGTTAACACAGATGGTACTGTTTCTGGATGGGGTAATAATTCTTCAGGTGTTTTGAATTTTAGCTCAGTTGGTTTAAATAATATTACAGATTTAGACCTTAATGATAGTACAAGCGACCCAACAGTTGTATTTATAACTTCTACTCTTCATGCTAGTAGCTATGGTGGATCGTTAATTATTCCAACAGCATTACAGGGACAAATATCCTCTATTAGTATTGGTAAAGGGATTGCCTTATATTTAACATCTGCTGGGTATGTTAGTGCTAAATCATTTCTTGGTAATGATACGGGTGCTGTTACTTCTGTGAATGTTATTCCCTCTGGTCTTCAAGGTAGTTGTATTGCAATTTCCATGGTGGATAGAATTTCAGGTACCACACATAGATCTGCCATGGGATTAAAGAAGGATGGTACAGTGTATCGTTGGGGATTTAATGGATCCTTTGTTCCTACAGGATTAAGTTCAGTTTCTGCTATTGCAGAGGGGTTTACTCGTTCTATAGCTTTAAAAAATAATGGTGTAGTTTCGGCTTGGAGTTGGGGAGGTCAAACTTTTGCTGTGCCTTCCGCATTACAAGGTAGTTGTATAGACATATCCACATATGGTACTTATTTTTTAGGATTAAGATCAGATGGAAAAATATTCCATTGGTTTGAAAATGATCCACCACCTACTAATATCCCTATAACAACTATTCCATCCACAATATATTATCAACCAGCACCAACAAATGTTATTGATGTTGCTACCGGAAGGTATCATACATTAATATTGCAATCAGATGGTACAGTTTCTGCATATGGAAGAAATGTAGAAGGCCAATGTAATGTTCCCCCTTTTGTTCAAGGACTAACAACTAAAGTAGCTGCAAATGAATATCAGAGTTTTGCAGTTTTAAATGATGGACGAATTTGGGGATGGGGTCTTCTAGATTCTAATCCCGGTAATTTACTAGCAATACCAGATAATGAAGGTGGGGCAAGAAGATTTTATGATTTAGCTGTAAATTATAATAATGCTGTTGGCCTTTATGCTTCCACCATTCCATATTATTATACCACGACTTCTACACCAGAACAAGAAGACAATACCTCCTTTTATAACAGTGAAAACTATAGACAAAATGTTAATTTGATACCATTCAAAAATACTGTTGTAAATAAAATAAATGTAATAAATCAAGTAATTGATGTAATTCCTTCAACTGTTGGTGCGTTATTAGACGGGGCATATGCACCCTCAGGAGGCATAACAGTTAGGTTAGTTAGCGGTATTGAGCCTTATACAAATGTAGTGAGCGCGTCGTTGTCTGGAACATTTAATACCGTGGGGTCGATGGATTTCAGAGGATATGTTAATACAACTAGTGGAACTAACCCCTTATCAGGATTGGTTACTTCCTCTGTAAATGTTTCAAGTAATGGAGAGTTAATTTATATTGTCACCATAGATTCTGATGATTGTGCTATGGCTAATTTGTATGGTGGAATAACTCAAATGGGACTTTGGACATATGACCTTCCTGCAAATTTAAATTCTGGGTTTAATCCGCCTTACACTTTCCGAAGATATCCGGAAGAAACAGGCACATATACGCAACCTCTAAAATATAAACTTTTTGCTAAAAAAGTGTTCAATGAAAATATAGTTAAAATTAAAGATGTAACAACTAATGCTGGTCTTTTAAATCATCAAAACTTAACAATTCGATGGAGATTGTATTTCATATAAAATTAAGTTAGGAAATATATACTATTAGTATGGCAAATCAAGACACATATAATCCAAGAGGACACCTAGAAATAGTACGCATTTGGAATAATGGTACTGAAGAAACCATATTTTCTGAAAAGAATACAATCGTTTCTGGCATGGGGGTAGGGCTATCCTATATGTTCGCTGCTTCAGCACAACGATCAATTAAGGATTTTCAAATAGGTAGATTCCAAGTCGGAACAAGTAGCCATGCTACATATGGCGCATCTACTGTTAAATTAGCATCAGCTTTAACTGTAGCTCAGTATGGTGCTAATCCAGATATAGTAGTATCTTCTTTAGATCAGGTAGTTAATGGTGTTAAACAGACAAGCAGCGCATTTGGTATAATACCCTTTAATTTAGTTAGACGGGTAGATAAAACATCTGTTCAGTTTGGTTTATTGTTAGGTCCTAATACATCTAATTTATCCGCTCCATTAAAAGAAATTGGTTTATTTATGAATAATCCTTTCGGTTATTCACCCATTCCATCACCAATATTAGTAGCATACAAAACTTATTCTCCGGTTGAAAAGACCGATCAGTTCTCTTTATTATTTAAGTGGACAATAACATTCTGAGGTAATATATGGCATTCATTCCCAATGATCTTTATTTAACTAGTGGTTCAGTAGGAATAATTAATTCTTGGACTCCTACCGTAACCAAATTTGATACATCCACTTTTTATAATTGGGAGCAGGACAACGAACCTTTATATGATTTAGATGAGCGTACACAATATCTTTGGGAAAAATTAGGTTATCCAACTCAAGATGGTGCTTCTAGCATAACTGGAAAAGTTTTTGTTGTTTCCGCAGATGCAGCTTTTCCTACAGGCGATTCTAATGGAATAATATTTAGGGATTTGAGCACCGTAATAAGCGTTCTCCCAAACCCAATAACTTACCCAATTATAATTGAAGTTGCTTCTTTCGGAGATCTAGGTGATTTAAATCTTAAAAACATAAAGATAGATGAATCCTGTGAAGGTGCTGGCCTTGAAATTATTAATAGAAACTTTGGTCGAACCCTTGCTGCAAGCGGGGCTATTTTTGATGGATCATACCCTGATTACTTTGTTAGCTCTACAGATTTGTATAACACATTAACTACAACTAAATCTATTAGATTAAATACTAATGTAATTAGCGGAACATCGGATAGTAGATGGAGCAACAGCCGAGGATTCTTAAGCCCAATAGGAATGGGCACTACTAATTATGGAATTGGTAATGTATATTTACATTTTAAAGGTGGTCTTGCAACTGATACTACAAATAAAGTAAGAGTTAATCTTTACACAAATTCTAATGATGCTACTATTGCAGATAATGATTTTACACAAGTAAGTTCCTATTCAACACTAGCGTTTGGAAATACTGCGTATACAAATACTGCGCCTGAATCTAAGTTTGAGCAAAATACAAAATGTTTTGCAGCCATATATGGTAATTTTTTAGGTAAGGTAAAAATAGAAAATTGCGGAGGTCCAATTTATATAAGAAATTTCTGCGTAGATGGTGCAAGATCAACTCAAAATGCAACTTTAGATTATTCTACGGATAGTGGTTTTGAAATAATAAATTCTAATGTTTATTTGGAGAATTGTTTTGCTATAAGATGCAATGACGCAGGATTTAATTTTTCAAATTCGGACATTAAAGTTCGACGCGGAATCTTTGGTATGAGGAATTATCCTATGCTATCTGATTCGGCTAGAGATACTAGTAAGTTAGGTGTAGGTCTTTTAGCTGTAAATTCTAAAATTACCGTAGAATCTCAAACTAACCCCGTTTTAGTTTCTGGCATAGATATTCCAATTACATTCGGATATAATGATATAGGGATTAAACTAGTAAACAGTGACCTCTTAGGAGGAGACGGAAAAGAAATTGCAGGAACTTTAGCTAGTGAAACTGGTGTTGGGATGTTAACTGTAATAAACAACACTGATTGCGGTTTAGTGCTGGAGAATTCTGTGTATGATTATGCAGGTATCACAAATGCCTTGCAGAACTACAATGGAATTCAAATTACGAATTCTATTGCAAAATTCCCTATGTTGAATGTTGCTTACTCTCAAAATGTTGGATTGTATGCAACGAATAGCAAAATAGTACAAAATCCAAAGGTAATAAAAATAATTAGCTCTGAAGCGTTTTCGGATAATGCCTCATTTGATATAGAGCAGATATATTTTGGAACTAACGGCCAACATTTAATATTAGACAATTCTGTGTTTACATACGAGAATAGCACAGATATGCCATCTAAATTTGGAACATCATTGTTCCATTCATCTTTTGGGTGGAATGATATTAATGGTAGCATAACTCAAAAACCTGCGGTGGAAGTTGTAAATAATTCTTACGCTGAATTTGTGAATGCAAAAATTCAAGTGTTATCAAATGATTTTGTTCCGTATTCATTAGAATCATTCTATAGCGGTGGTGGACTTTTTGGAGCGTGCATACGGGTCGATAATAACTCTAAAGCCAAATTAATTTCTTGTGTTACCGCACCCACAATCTTGTTAGGTCCAGATGGATCAGATAGAAAAGTTGCTGTAGCTTATGCAAATCAAAATTCAGAAATAGAATTTAATGGTAATACTTTAATTGCTCAAGGTGGTGTAGATGTACTTGTTGATAATAATTCTACTGTACGATTTAATCCACATAAGACTAAATCAGGTTCTTTAGATGCGAGTTCTTGGTCTTTAGGCAATGGTAATAATCATACAAAAGTAGAACTTTTATCTACTAGATCTTGTTTAGTTGCTGATAATAACTCTAATATTATTATGGAGCATTTAGGAGATGTTCATGCATTCTGGCCTGCATCTCAAACTAGTAGCATAGATTATAATCAATCAAATATTCATAATGTGTCAGCATATACTTGTAGTGGTTACATGCAGTTCTACCCTAATGGACAAGATTCAGTGGCCGTAGATGGACAAGCTACTTATGGAAGATCTTTAGGTCTTTCCTATACTCAACCAAATGCGAGAGTTTACGCATCTGGATCACACGAATATTTCCTTGTAAATTATAAATCAGCTAATGCAAGCTCAGACATTGCTGGTTATTCTACAGGTGGAATGTGCGTAAGGGCTTTACACGGTAGTAAGGTTAAAGTTTTTAATGTTCATTTCCCCACAGCATGGCCTGTTTGTAATGGTCAAATTTACGATGTATCATCATCACTTCATTGTGATAAATTAAGGATTTGGAATATATGTGACAATTCAGAATTAGAAGCTGCATATTGCGTAGTTAGTGGACTATATCCATCTGCTGCTGGTTATAAAGGACCTAGTGCTGTATACCTATCTGGAGCGGGAATTATTGCTTCTGGAGCACCAAGCTCTACACCGGATACAGGAAGACTTAGTGTTCTTGATTGGTATGGGGCATCAGGAGCTAATACAGGAACAAATTATGGTGCGTTCAGATTGTACTTCTCACCAAATGGTAGAGCCAAATTTTTAACTACTCTTAATTCTTCTACTTCTGATTCAGGACAAGTATATCAATTAATCTCTCAAGGATACAACCCATCATCTTATTGTAGTAGTGTATCTAATAGTTTATCGTCAATATACAGTGATATAACATCATCTGCGTTCTATTATATATCAGCGATGATGGACAGTGGGTTTGCCACTAGAGTAAGACTAGATGAATCTGCTGCCAACACATTTGCAAATGCAAAACATAATGCTATAGCTAAGTCTGGAAGAATCCCATTGACAACAATATACAGCTCGAAGTCTAGTTCTACAATAGGATCTCAGGCTTATGATGCTCCAGAATACGGAAGAGGAAAAGGATTTAAATCATCTGAAATATTTGATTTGAGGAGAGATAACTGATGACTACTTATAAAGAAAGTGTTTATAAATTTACTGATCCGATTAGATATTTTAAGGAAAATGACCCTTATTATTGGGAGATAGATAATATTCCATTAAAACAATTACAGGAAAATGTTTTATGGATAAAAGATCAACTTAATTTAATTCCGCAAGAAGGAGACCAAGTTGATTTTGGCGTTAGTAGATCAGATATTAACGAATTAAAACCTTTTGTTGATGGAACCGGATCTTTAATTTTTGTGAACCCCGGTAGATTTACAGCTAGAATAAATGATGCATACAATAAAACGCCACTACAAAAATTAAATCAACTTACAGGAAATAGTGATTCTGTTAGTTCTTTATCTCAATTTAGAACTCAATATCAAGCGAATAACGCAACAACTGATTATGCTGCATTTTTAGTTGAACGATTGAGAAGCTCTTTTGCTGAATCTGCACTAAACATGAATGGATTGATTGAGAGGGTTCTTACTTGGGATCCTACTATTCAAACAGCAAATACTGTTGCGCCCCAAACATCAAACAGTTGGCCGATATTAGCTTTAGCTGACTCTGTAAAAAAGTTTGTTTCTTCTACTGTAAATAGAAATAGTCAAGTTCTAGCTAACGAGTTTGTTAAACAATTTAGGGGAGTCGCTAGAACTGCTGTTGTAGATGTTCCTAGTGCTTTAAGTATTGAAGTTCCTGCTTTTGATAGTAGAGACTTTTTCTATCAAACAGATAATGGAACCACTCAATATATAGATGGTGCTACAATAAGAATAGATTTACTTTTTATTTACAGCAAACCAATAGATACTGCAAGCACTACCATAAATAAATGGCAAAATAATCAACCTACTACAATTTTTACACCTCAATTGGGTTTAGTGAAGGGAGCTGGCGTAGGCGTTAGATCTATTTTAGGAAACGGAAATCTTACCAAATATCAAAGCCCAAGAGATTCTGATGGTAATACTCAAATCATGGCGCATGTGGCCGATACTTCTATTCCTACTAATGGATTTCAATCATTAAACATACATGGATCATTTCCAAGCCCTGATGATTTGATGAATTTAGCACCATCCATACAAGAAAAATTAGAATCGTCAGATCCTCGGCTAATTGGTCAAACAGTACTTCCAGTAGCGTATATCGTAGTTAAAAATAATTCTGCGGTTACAACAGACGGGAATCCAATTTTAACATCTGTAGACATAATAGATATTCGCCCATTTTTCCGTACTACTGAATTGGCGTACAATGAGCGTGCAGGTATTTGTGCTGCTGTGCCTAGTTTGTCTTTAGCTAATCCAGTAGCAACCGCATACAATTTAGAAAAAACAATTGAAGATTTTAGGACTTATGCAGATAATTCTTATGCTCCTATAGGAATAATTGAGGCTTCAAAAGTTGTAGCTGCTGGGTTTATTTATGGTGGAAAAGATTTTGGACCAGAAAAATACATCGCGCCTACAACAGCAAATGTTGGATGGGACTTATCTAAACATGCAGCAGATAATATTCTTAACGAAGGTTTTTGGAGGCATATAGATATTGGATCTTATCAAGGTGGATTCCCCGGAGATTCTTACAATGGATTTTTTGGTGGATATAATTTAGAACATTCAACTGGATTACCTTTAGTTTGGAATAAAATAATATCTGTAACAGGAATTCAAACTAGTTTCTCTGATTATATAGTGGATGCTCAATTCCATAATTGTGTCCCCAAAACAGGAAACGGTGTTCAGTATAATATTAGTGGAGAGGATAATGAATTATATGTAGTTGACTCAAAACATACAGGACTTTATATAACTAAATTACCTTCTGAACCTAACACTATTAAATTTACAATTACGGTAGTGGCGACTTTAGCTAGAAGATCTAGAATAACCGATAGCACTATAATTACTATAAAAGAGTCACTTACTGAAAAAAAGGCTTCTTTGTTTATAACTAGAAATATGGCGTTTACTCAAGTTGATACTTCAACAGGTAAATTAGCTAATTCATTTTTAGATGTTATTCACCCAAGTGTACAATTTAAAGTTACTGTGTTAGGTAATACTGCGTATAGTTTTGGATCTTCTGATACAGGTGATGCTGAAATTCAATCTTATGTTTGATTTTTTGAATGGCTAATCCAATTGATCCCTGTTTACCTTTTCAACCGGGTGAAACCTCGGAGGGATCTTATTTTATTAATGGTGGAACAGTTGTAACCCCAGAGGATGATGGTGACGATATTACTCTGCCGAGGTATTCTATTAGGTCTAGAAATTCAAATGTTCAAACTATATCTACCACAACTCTCGAAGATTCACAATACGAAAATTATTTAAAGACTGATTTAGGTGATTTAATCATAGATGAACGCTATTTTCCTACAATAATAGCATCTTCTACATATAATCCAAAGAGTGCTAATTTTTCTGATATAGAAATACTAGGGCCTGAAATAGATGCTTCTATTTTTAACTTAACAGAACGAACTGATTTATCTTTATCAGGAAGCAATACAAATTTAACTAGCCTTCGTGATGAATTTATAAAAAAATCCATTCGAGAAGAAATAAAAAATATTTTATATAATTTGTATTTACCTGATGGAAGAAGGGCTGGAGAGGCTGTAATAAATAAAAGTTTTAAAGTTAGAACTATAAATGGAACTTTGTCTAAAGTAAACCAACGATACGCATTAAGATTAGCCATTCGTGCTTCGCTTGCACAAATTAATGCATCTTCTAATCTAACTAATAAAGTTGTTACTGCTACTTATGGAAAAACAGTAAAAGAAATTTTAGCTTCAAGAGTTAACAATTTATTAAATTTAACACAAACCGTTTCTACATCCACAAATACAGTTATTTCCTCAGATATAAATAGAGCTATGGATAGAGTAGAATCGGAAAAAATATCCCTCTATCCTGAAAATTACACTACAGGAGAAAAAGAATTATTAAAACTTTGGTATGTTTTACCAGAGGACATATATGCTAAAACTTTAGTTATTGATTCTCTAGGTAACAATATAAAATTAAAAATTTTAAATTCAGAGAAAATACCTGTTGTTACTTCTGGATACGAGTCTACTGGAGTGTCTGTGCTAGAATATGATTATGATGCTTGTGTTATTACTGAATCTGGACATGAGATAGTTCCTTCAGATAATCAGCTAGATCGTGCATATACTTTAAATAACAATGTTGAGCAAGCATGTCTTTTTGATGCTCAAAATAAATATAGGGTAGTTTTAACGGTAAGTTCTCCCGCAGCGTCTAATTTAGAATTAAATTACGATTTATCTGCGGAAAGACCACTTCAATATGTGTTTTTGCTTGACAAGGATAGTATCGAGGATATTCCCTCTGATGGGTCTTTATTTGTCAGAAAAACAAAAGCAAATTATACTATTCAAACAGATTATAATATTATCCAACAAAATATACAATTTAGACCTTACCCATGGTTAGTTTTGCCTGTAGATCATAACGACCCAATATTAGGTCATTTTAGTAATAATTCAATATATACATTGCAGTTTACAAATTTTAGTTTATATCAATTTGGAGACGATGCAACTGGGCCGATCTTAGTCAGGAAAATCCCTAAGTGTGTAATTCTTCAACCTACAGATAAATATGAATTATTATTCTACGGGGGTTATTCTAGACTTGTTGATTGGAATACCCGAACTTTAGATTTTACTTTGAGTCCAGATCCACAATATTATAATACTAATTTAAAAGATCATTACTTTGCATCTTTAGAATTAGCTTATCCTAATGAAGATATAACAAGTGAATATTCTGAAACTGGAATGAGAGCAGTATTTTCTAGTGCTACTGCAACCCTAGACAATTTATTTACTGATGGTTCTGAACCTGAGCGAACTGCACATGGATTCCGTGCCGCAGTTAATATAGCATCTAGCTTACACAACACCTATTATGTAGATGAGGGGTTACTTTGGACAGATGTATATAAAAGAATGACTGCTACTCAATATTATAATTTTAAAATGGGAATTCCAAATTATATGATTGATAGATTTAGGCTAGGTGAAAAAACCGGAGTTAAAATATTTCACAATAAAGCAGATATATTAGCGGTGGAATCTCGTTTACTTGGACTAAAACCCAATAAAACAGACGATTTACCTATTTACTTAGAGGTTTAATATGGCATTTATAAAAACAGATAATCCAATAGATTTTTCTGGGGGGGATTCTTGTCATGGACCCACAGCACCACTCCCATCTCAAAAAAATGTTAAAATTAATGGAAACGGAATCATGTTATTTGTAACAAGTGGGTATGGCCCGGGTGGGTGTATTGAAGGTCCACATGCTCGTCTTTGTTTATGGCCTATCATAGGACACCCTAATCTTAGAGTTAATGGAACTCCTGTTTTTACTTCTGACGATTTTGTTCAATGTGCAGAACCAGCGGGGGCTGGAATTTTCCCAGTTTTCGCAAACTAAAAAATAAAAAATTTTGTAAATAACCTTTTTTAGGTATAAATAACAATAGGGATAGATTCCCACAAAGGATTTAAAATTATGAAGCACTTAAATATATCAGATGACGCAATGAAAATTATTCTCGAAAACTCAGCTTGGGCTGATTTTGG